GCTAACTTCTCGTCTTCGTCCATATATTAATTATATACCTTTCCGTGCAACAGCTCGGACTTGAACCGAGGATTACCGAATTATGAGTTCGGGGCTTTAACCAACTAAGCTACTGTTGCTTAGGTGTATATTATAACGTTCCGTCTTCATTTTTGTCAATGGTGCTCTCAACAAGTTGCTGTACATATTCTGAGAAATGCTTCCTAATGTTTCCGCTTGGCCTAGTGCCCAATACTTTCCATAGTCTTTTATATTCAATTACATTAGAGAAAGTAGTAGGACAAAGCATGACTTCGTTATATTCTTTTAATATAGTTGGAAGGGGTACATGTTTTCCACAGCACTTGCATTCTTTAGCTTTTTCTTGATATATACTCATAATATCTGCATCCTATCCATTGCTTCTTGTAAGTTTTCAGGCATTCTTGGTGCCCTAATTAAATTATATGATTCATCTTTTTCTTCTCGTGGATTAAAATCATTGTCAAAGCTCATAGACTCGTATGTATGTATCTTTATTTCATTATCCATATTTGGTCTAGTTCTACTAATAGAATTGTATACTGCTCCACATACAGCATCTGCTAAGTCTTTAGAACCTTTTCTAGGGTGATCCACCCTGTCCCGCATAATTTTAAGTTGTAGCAATTCATCAATAAGTAGTTTAATTGCTGGACCAGATAATCTTTCTTCCATGACAACCATTGCCATATCATCATAATGTTTTTTAGCAACAGACAATAATTCTGTATTAATTCCATAGGACTTTAATTGCTGCATCATGTCATGTGAGTTCCAGCGGTCAAATGTGCAAGCACGAATGTTAAAGCCACGAGTCTTTAGAGATAAAATATAATCTTTTACTTCAGTAAAATCTACTGACTTATCTGGAGTAGGGGTCCAATATCTAACAGCATCTACGCTAACAATTGGAGCTGGTTGAGAGTATTCATTTGTTACTTTAACATTAACCCACCTATCAACATGCGCTAAAGCTACAGCACAATGGTCATGCTTCTGAGCTAAGTCAACATGAATAAAATAATCTTTATCATTTTCTGGTTTAAACCATTCTTCTATTCTACCAAAATTATCCACTGCTAAATTCATTTTATTAAATGCCTTTTCAATCTTTTCACGAGACTTAAAGAACGCATCAACCATTTCTGGTGGCATACAAGCAAAGCGTCCTAGGGCATCTAGACTATTTTTATAAAATGCTGTCTTAAAATCATCAATACTTCTAGTTGGATTTACTTCCCAAGTAGGTCTTTTTAATGCGTAGACTTTTGGAATCAAATATGATTTAATATGATCTTCTTCCCATTGAACTTCAAACTCATTGCCTTCCGTTCCGTCTGGAAGGTCTTCGTCCATCTTGAAATGATGTGTACGGATAATAGTTTCTTTTTCAGCAATCACGGAATCATAAAACTTTTGAATAGGATCATTTTTAAATCGTGGAAATGAAAGAAGAATTACTTTACCAAAGTCTGGGAAACGAGAATCAACTGAGGCACGATACATGTCGTATATAGCATTAGCAGTTTTAGCTTGATCGTGACCAGTTGTATTGTCTGTAGCAAAACCAGATATCTCGTCTAGGATAACTACAAGTACGTTATATCCTTCCCACGCCTCACGCTCTGAGTGGCCCGAGTGAACTGTAACTGATTTATCAAACTTCATTTCAGAAGCCTTGTCTGTATACTTTCCAACAAACCAAGGTGATCTTTCAATACGTGTTTTAAATCCTTTAAAGAAAACATTATTTGCCTGTTGAGCATTTATAGCAATATTTAAAATATCAATTGCATCTCCTGGAGGTTTGCCATAATATGTGGCTGGATCTTTCAAGCATAGCAATAGGTATACTATATATGAAACTGCGATGGTTGATGAATAATCTTTACCAGAGCCTTTACCTAATTGAGCAATAACTTCTGTAGCCGTCTGCTTGTACATTCTTGCACCCTCTTCGTCTCCGAAAAGTTTTTTAAGTGTAGCTTCTTTATAAATCTGAGAACTTTTTTCAATTAAAGTGTATTGTGCTTCTGAAAGTGGCGGAAGCGCAAGAAATTGTGGATCTGTTACAAACGTGCGAAGATCAACTGGGCGTTCGTCAAACTCTTCGCCGTCCAGCATATCAATAAGATCATTAAAATTAAAGTCCACTGACATCCTCTACTATAATTGACTCAACTATTCCTGTAATTTGAGATAGTCTTCTAGCAACATCCATTTTACATTTAGGGCAACTTGAGGTTACTTCTTTTAAAATTCTAACTAAAATTTCTTGTTTGCGTTCTGTCTCGGCAATTATATCTGCCATCTCAGCATTGTCTAATAGACCTACTTGTTGAAGCATTGCTATTCGTTTTGTTTCAATGTCGGCAATTAATTTTAGGGCACCAGATTTAATGCCAAGCTGTCCAGATTGATCTGCATCTTCTACAGTTTTCCATGCCTCTTTAATTAACATAGCATAGTGTTGATCGGCACCAGATATTGCTTCTTTAGCACGATCTTTAGCATTCTGATCATTGTGGACTACGGATTTCCATTCACCAATTAATTCAACAACATCTTTGCGGGGAAACCCAGTAATAGTAGCAATAGCAGTAGCATTATTACCCTTAAGTAATTCTTCCACCACTTTGTTCATTCGGTCAAAATGACTCGATAATTCTATCTCTGACATTTAATTAGTATACCATCTTAGTCGACTAAAATCAATCACATAATTTATATAAAACTAAATAACCAATCATATCTTCTATATCATTATCTCCTGGGAATGACTCAGCATTTTTAATTCTGCTTAATTTATCATCAAGTCTAACCATAATTTGTTCTTTTGGATCCGCCTTGCTAAATACTCTAACTGGGTTTAAAGCAGAGTTTCCATAAGATATATTCTTTTTAATTAACATCTCCGCAATTTCTAAACACTCTCTTAAAATTTCATGTCCAGATGGAGCATCAATTGCTGAAAGCTGGAGATCTGTAATCCAAGTTTGATAACCTTTATCCTTTTGAATATTCATTAATTTGCTCCTTTAGCATGGGGAATAGATTCTGCTTTACTTAATGGCGAAACTTTAACATAGTTTGATTCATAAGCTAAATCTCCTAATGCATGTACTCCAGAATAAGAACATCCACTACCTAGACCGCCTTTAATTTCTTCAATAACATTTGACACCAATCCCTTATAAGGTATCATAGTAGACACGCCTTCTGGCACAGAAGACTCTCCACGCCATTGCAATTGAGCTTCCTTACTTGCCATACCCCTAAATCGTTTAAACCCGTTATCTAGGTCTCCAGGGGCTTCATCCGTACCTGCTAGCATAGAGCCAAGCATAACCATGTCTGCGCCTGCAGCAAAAGCTTTTACCATGTCTCCTGTATTTCTAATTCCACCATCTGCAATAATTAAAGCCTCTATATTATTTTCTTTTTTAAATTCATAACAATCAATAATAGATTGAAGAGTTGGCATTCCATGACCAGAAACAATTCTAGTAGTACATGTGGCTCCGCCACCAATTCCTACCCTAATTGCATCGGCACCCATTCTAGACAATCTTCCGTATCCATACTTTGTAGAAACATTGCCTGCCATAACTTTTAATTTTGGGAAATTAGATTTTAATACTCTAACTGCTCTAGCACATGATTCTCCATGACCATTAGCAGTATCAACACATATCCATTTAACTTTAACAAAAATTAAATCCTCAATGAATTGAGTATCTAAAGCTTCAATTGCTGATATAGCAATACCAATATTATCTGGATTTTCTGTAGCCCTTATTGCTTTACGACATTCCAATATTCTATCATTAGAACTCATGTATCTATGTATAATTCCAATTCCGCCAGCATTAGCAATATGTGCTGCCATTTCCCAACCAGTTACTGTGTCCATAGGACTTGAAACAATAGGTAAATCATACCCATTCATCTTTAAGTTAACTTCTTTTCGGCTTGCTACATCTGATTGTTGTGGAACTAAAAGAATATCATCAAAGCAAAGTGCCTCACTATTACCAATATTAAGCATTATCAATCTCTCTGTATAGTTGTTTAAGTCCCCTTAAAGTTCCTATATCCATATATTTCCCGCCTGGCCTTGTTGCCATAATATTCATACCATCATCAATCCAGTCTTGGATCTGCTTTCCTGGATGGTCTTTTTCTGGATCTAGGTATCTTATCATATTTTTTCTGAATAGCATAGTACCCCACATATCTTTATATTCACAATCATCAACTTTATCTTGCGAAGCAATTACCTTGCTATTTGAATCTATAAGGACTTGACCAACACGGCCCTTTAAATCATCTTGACAAGGCCACACTCCTAGAACTAAATCAGCGTTGTCATGCTTCATCATCTCTTTATAAATATTTACTGGAGAATTTAGTATAAAGGTGTCTGGCATTCCAACCAATACGGTATCATTATAATTGCCCACCATAAAATTTATTGCATCAGACATAGTAGATGGCTCACGAACAATTAATTTAACATTCATATCCATATTTTGAATAATTGGAACCCATTCGGCTCTTGTAGATATTCTAACTTCATCACAAACTTCTAGCATTTGATCTACATGCCATTGAATCAAAGATGTATGATCAGAAATTGGTAAACAAAATTTAGGTATACCCCCAATTCTGGAAGCCTTTCCCGATGCTGGTAAAACTCCTATTGTAGACATTATTTTTCCCACTCGTGAGGATTAAATCCATTTGGATATGATTCATTTACCATTGGATCTTTTTTCCATGCTATCCAGCCAGCTTCTCTATCGTCACCCCAATATAGGTGAACAACATCTTTATCTAGAAGACGCCTTGCTTCTTCTCCATTTAATATTTTTACATTATTATTTTTTAGCCAATCCATTTCCATGAGCTCTAACGCCCAGTCATTTAAATGTTTGTGATAAGGCTCTACGCCTAATTGCTTGTATATAGCGTCTGTAAACATTTGCACATCAGTATAATAATGTACCATGTGATTATGCTTAATAATACCGTCTGAACATCTTTCAACGCATAGATCTATTGCTGCTTTCATTATTGGGCTTCCCGCTTTTGCCGCAATTACTTGAGTTGCAAGCCACGGGGTATCCCTCTCAATGTCCATAAGGGCATCGTTATCATCGCTTAGCCAATCTGAAATTGGTGCTTTACAATGAGTATCCATATCTGCGTAAACACCACCATGAATATAAAGAATTGCAAATCTCCACAGGCCAGCTTTCATAACTCCAAGCGGTAGGTTTACGTATGTATTGTATACCTCCTCTGAAAAGTTTTCTTCAAAAAAGTTTTCTCTATCTGGACCAGACATATAGCCGTGATTCCAGTCTTGATTCATATGCTTCCAAGTTCCTATACTTTCTTTAGCATATTGCGGTAGATCATCATAAGATGTTTCATAGGTCTGCCAAATATTTTTTTCAATACTCATCTTTTTTTAATTAATCCAAACTGTACTAAATACCTCTGAATAGTCATTGCAGAAGTTCCTGCTTCTTTTGCTATTTCTGTAACTGTCTTTTTTTGTACAAGATAGCGCCTGTGAAGCCATTCTTTGCTTTGATACAACTTCATCTTTTAGTCAACTCCTCATTAGAATAATGGGCAATACCAAAAGCATCTGCCACATCAAAATCGTCTAAACTTAATCCATATTTATTATTAAAATAATCTACCGTTCTCTGTTTACGCATATTTCTTATTTGATTCTTATACCAAGAATCAGCGTACCCTGGATGTTTTAATCTTATAGCCGCCTTCTCATCTTTGGTAGGATTTTTGTTTCCAATGTAAGCCTGCCAAGCTGTAGGAGAAATAGTAATGACCTTAGCTCCAGTAGACATAAGCTCAGCAATAACAACACCATAAACATAAGATAATTTTATCACAGCATCAGGGGATCTGACAAGGATAGCGCCTTCTACAGCAATATAATCAGACTTTAATTCATCTAACATAACAGACATCTTTACCTTAGCGTCATATATCTTTTCATAAATATCTGATCCAGACAACTCTATCTTGCCCCACTTTAATGGTTTATTATTTTCCATTAAGCAAAACGCAATTGAATTTGTAGAGGCATCTATACCTAAAACTCTACCAGCTTTTGTTTTTACTAAGTCAGCTAATTTCATCTAGCATTCCTAATAATGTATTTTTATTCTTTAAATTTATATTTTTTTCACAACTTGAGCATATTTCATTTTGATTATATCTACTTAATCTAATAGAACATTTTTTACATTTTCTTAATGCTCCATTTTTAATGGCCTTTTTTTCGTAATACTTTTCCATAATTCTTTTATTGGTTGCAACTCTGCAGCACTCATCAGAACAATATTTTTGATTATGAGTTTTAGCATCAAAGTCTTTAGCGCATTCCTTATTGCTACAAATCATATCTTAGGAACCTCATACAACTCAATCTGTACTGTACCAGTAGGAGTATCTTTACTGTAGCATTCTTTTTTAACTGGGCAATAAGTACAGGGCATCTTAGACTTAGTTACTCCAGCTGGCTTCATTGGAATATCTCCGTCTTTAAAATTATCCCAAACTTCACACATCCAAGTAAAAGTATCTTCAATTATCTTAGTATTCTTTTCATTCATAGAGATAGGGATTATAAGTATCTCTTGAGTGTTTTTATTCTCATAAAGAAAAAAGCCTTCTTTAGCATTCTTTAGTTTCATATAGGTAAGCAGTTGTAGCATATGATTGGCTGAAGATTTCATCTCAGACTGTCTAGTATCCCAGACTTCTTGCTTAGCCGTTTTAATTTCACCAATTACAGTTTGTCCATCATACTCCATAATCAAGTCAATGAAGCCACGAATAGGAGGGTATTCATTAATGATTTCCTCTTCTTCCGCTTTCCATTGTGGCATAGTCGCAATAAGTTTTTGAAGCCTTTCGTGAGCTTGAGTTCCCTGAGCCATATTAGCTACGGCAACAGCATCGTTATCATCAATAAACATTGCACCGCTAAAAGCCATGTACCAGTATCTAGGACATGTTCCATGGCCGTATCCTAAAGAGCTTGGGCTAAATGATTTCTTTGTCATTTCTCCATCAGCACGTTTAGTATTCCTATATGATTCATCTAATAGTTGTGCAAATAGTTCTGGGTCAAAGTGCTTTCCAGTATGCTTCTTGAACTTAAGATTCTTTACTATGTCTCTACCCATTAATCATCATCCCCATCTTCATCATCTTTATCCTTAGCAGGCATTTGTATTGGATCTATAGGGGTTTGTATAATCTCAATTGCAGGTGAAGGAACCGTATCTGCTGTTTTAAAAGGAAATAAAAATATAAATCCAGATACTGCAATAACAATAGCAAGCAAAACAATAAAAGGAAGTTTGTTGCCTACATAAGGATCATCGTGATCATTATCAATTAACTCAAACCATTCTGGTTTTCTCATGAATTGTACCTAACAACATACTTGAGTGCATCTACAAGTTTGTCTATAGACTCCTTTACTGAATAATAAATATTCTTTTTGTTATTGTTTTCTGTACCCGCTTTATCTTTTGCAATCGTAGAATATACTGATGCGAGAACCGCAAACTTAGTTGACATTGCCTGCAACTCCATAATTAAAAGTGGAGCTTTTGCCGAAGGAACATCTGGGTTCATTAATAATTTTACCACAATGCCAAGGGCTTTATCCAAATGTTCATCCCGCATAAACTCATGAAGATCATTAAACTCAGTGATATCACTAATGATCTCTAAGGTATTTTTAGACTCAACTTTATTTTCCGACATGTTTTTCAACCTCTTTCTTTGTATATGAAATAGCCCAACTGCCAAATATATTACCGACTATAAATCCAACTAAGAACGCAAGTGAAAGGTTATCCATGATTCTTTTCCCAAAATGTAATCAGTTCTTCTAAAACTGCCCATTCAATTAAACCTAGTCTAACCTTTGAATCTGTTCCTAAAATAATTTTAAGAGCTGGGTACATATCTCTATTAACTTTAAAGGTATCTGTGCAAATTTTTGCCCAGACTTCTTTGTTAAGCGCAAACGATCTTGAAGCTTCTTTATAATCTACTAAAAATTGTTTCCATTGAGCGTCACCCTTTTGGTAATCTCCACGACCACTATTCTTTTGAGCCTTGGCTCCATCACGCTTAACCTCTGATCTTTCAGACATTAGTTAACCTTAAAAGAATTTTCATGACCATTACTGCATTTCCAATACATGGTCAAATCAATAGCATCCCATAATGCGCCAACTACATCTTCGGAGCAATGTGAACATGGACGAATTCCATTTAGCTGCTCTAGATCCCTATCATTTAATTTTAAATCTACTTTCTTTTTATTAAGAAACTGATTAAGATCTGGCATCTATTTCTCCAATTAAATTGTCTACAACATCTGGATTTTCTCTTAAATATGCCACAGCCTTTGCACGTCCTTGAAAACGCTCTCCATTTACTGTATACCATGCTCCACCCTTTTCTACTATTCCGCACATTTCTGCTACGTCTAAAGTTTCACCAACACGATCTACGCCAAGGTGTGAGCCTTGATAATAGAAGTCGTACTGTCCAGATAAGTTTGGGGGTCCGAGTTTGTTATAGTCAATGATCCAGTTAACTGGTCTGCCGACCCTTTGTTCAATGATTTTATCACCGACTTGTATACCAGACTTAATAGCATTAGCTTCAGCTTCGGAAGACCAAAGCTTGACAACTGTTGAGGAAAAGAACTTAACTGCCATTCCTCCTGTTGGGATATGGGAAGCATGCATACTTCCAAACTGATTTCTTTGCTGTGATATAAGTATAAGTAATGTGTTTTTGTTTGCGTAGTTAAGCATTTTAACTGCATGTGTCATGTCCTTTGCTTCCGCACCAATTTGTTTAGTGTCTTGTAAATCTTTCATCTCATTGCCATCTTTTTCAAAATAAATGGCTGGCAGTAGTGCTGATATGGAATCAACAACAATTATATCTACTCCCGCATCCATTAACTTAGTGGCAACATCAACCATATCATTTACAGTTTTTGCGGGGGAATAAATAAGAGAAGATGAATCTACCCCCAAGGACTCCGCCCATGCTTGATCATATGATGCTTCTGCATCAATCCATGCACAGGTTTTACCCTCTTTCTGTGCTAAAGCAATTGTTTGTAAGCAAAAAGAAGATTTGCCTGCGGACTTATTGCCCCAAACTAAAACCTGTCTTCCATATCCAAGGCCACCCCTAAGAGCCATATTTAATCCAGCACTTGGAGTTTTTTGTTTTTCAACAACTATATTCTGTGCGGATTGAACTCTTGCTCTTGTTTTAGGGTCAAGCTTTGATAGTATATCATCTATCAATATTGTCATTTTTAACTCTTTCTTTTTCATTATTATAGCATTAAAAACGGTTGCCGTGAAGCTT